ACAGGCAGTGTAATTTCATCTATGGCAAGAATAGGCAGTGCAGGGCAGCCAGGCAATATCACATATGTTGTTGCTGTTAATACTAACTCAATAACCTGCGGTTCTTACGGTAATAACATACCTCTAACAGGTATTATTGGTTCAGTATATCCCACTGGCGAATTTATGCCATTAACTAGAATAACCAGCGTTACTACACTAACTGAGTCTTCATGGTTCTTTAATATTACAGGTCTTCGCGGAGTTAGTGGATTAGTTGCAAGCGCCTCTAGCGGTACAATAATTACTGTAACAACTGCAAGCGGAAGCACTGCTACAGTCAGTGGAAATTCATTGGTAGTTGCTGCTATCGACAGCCCAGAACAAATTAAAGTATTTGCCTATGGTGGAACAACTCCGTTTATCGGAACCATTACAGGCATTACTACTTCTACTACACTAGGAACCTATCCTACACTAGGAGATTCAGAATTCCTTACTCCGGGTACGTATTCATGGGTTGCTCCAAGCGGTGTCACATCAGTTAGTGCTGTAGCAGTTGGTGGTGGTGGTGCCGGACATAACTCATGGGCCAATGCCGCTGGCGCTGGTGCTGGACTTGGCTGGAAAAACAGTATTGCAGTAACTCCTGGTAGTAGTTATACGGTAGTAGTTGGCGCTGGCGGAGTTAAAAACGGTGGCGCAGGTGGAAACAGTTATTTTATCAGTCTGGCCACTGTATCAGGTTATGGTGGCGGCAATGCAACATCTGGCTCTAACACTTCAGGACCTAATGCCAACGGCTACGGCGGCGGATATGTAGGTGACGGTGGCGGCGCTGGCGGTAATACTACAAACTATCAAGGTGGTGGTGGTGCTGGCGGCTATTCGGGTACAGGCGGAAATCAAGGAAACTTACCGGCAGCCAACAGCGGTGGCGCAGCAGGTGGTGGCTATTACTCAAGTACATATGGATCTGGTGGTGGTGGCGGTGTGGGATTATGGGGTCGTGCTGAAACAGCCGCAGGATGGTGGCACGGCAGTAGTGGACAAGTATTCAGTACTAGCCAAAGTAATGGCGGAGGTGGTGCAGGTGGTTCGGGAGGTACTCGAGGTGCTTCAGGTGAGAACCCAACAAACAGCACAGGTGAAAGTGGAAACAATGATGGCTACGGTGGCGTATTTGGTGGTGGCGGTGGCGGACCTGGTACTGGCTGGCCGAGTGCTAGTGGTAATGGTGGTAAGGGCGGTGTACGTATTATGTGGGGTGCTGGACGCACGTTCCCTGCTAATAACGCTGGAACATTTACCAGTGTAGTAGTCATTGCAACACTAACAACTAGAAGTTCATTGATTGGTGGTCCGATGAATTTCTCGAAGACTCAAGGGGTAATAACTAATAGAATGGTGTATCCGGAGAGCATTGGTATTGATAGACCTGATACTATAGTAATAACCGACACTATAACTACCGATGCAGTACAAATCAAATTGTTTGCTTTTAGCAATCTTAGCACTTATAATGCAGGATCTAAATCCATTACCAATAGTTTAGTAGGTTCAGAAACGTTCTTCGTAGCAGGCACAGGCACAGATGGTGCTACATCATTATCAGCTTATTGGATCTAATCCAATATCTTTGACTATCCAGATAAAGAGTGTATAATTAATAGCATGAAGATTGCTATTATTGATATTATTGGTATACCCTATGATGGTACTACTGTAGACAAACAAGGCTTGGGCGGCAGCGAAAGTGCTGTCACCTTGATGAGCAGAGAACTTGCAGAAATTGGATTTACTGTAACTGTGTTCAATAACTGCGGTATCGATCATGCTAGCCCGGGTGTCTACGACAATGCTACATATCGCCCACTAACTGACCTTGCTCTAGATCACGAGTTTGACGTTGTCATAAGTTCACGCACTGTAATCCCATTTACAGACGCCGCAGATTATCCTAAACTAAATGACATTAGATCTACCCCGTTCCAAAACATGGATCTATATAATAGAGTAATAGCAAAAGCCCGAGTCCGTGCATTATGGATGCACGATACATTCTGCCTCGGCGATAACCTAATTGAAGAACTAGCAACATCTAATCGGATCACAGACATCTTTACGCTTAGTGACTTCCACTTGACCTATGTTGCTAACTGTCATCACGGACGCAGACGTAACTTTGAAGTATTAAAGAACAAATTCTTTATCACACGCAACGGTGCTCGTAACTTTAAAACAGAAGTAGACATTAACGCCAAAGACCCTAACTTGTTTGTCTACAATGCAAGTGTGACCAAGGGCATGATTCCGTTGGTCAAGTATATTTGGCCACATGTTAAAAGACACATACCCACAGCCAAGTTAAAGATCATTGGCGGCTATTATAGATTCAGTACAGGCAGTGAACCTGATCAACAAGAAAAAGATTGGCGTGCCATGGCCGCAGATCCTGAACTGGCAAAACTAGGTATAGAATTTACAGGAGTTATTTCACAACGTGAAATCGCCGACATACTCACAGTAGCAAACTTCATGTTGTATCCTGCTGCCTTTCCAGAAACGTTTGGCATTAGCACATTAGAAAGTCTGCTGTACAACACACCCGCTATTACTTGTAGATTTGGTGCCTTAGAAGAAATTGCATTAGAAGGTGCTTGCTATCACATTGACTATGCTATAGAACCCAACGGCCTGTTCCCTGACATTAGTGTTCCTGAACAAGTTGAAAAGTTTGTTGCTATGACTGTGCAGGCATATCACAACAAGTACCTACATCAACAAAAACAATACTACTGTAACATTGTCAAGGACCTAGCAGGTTGGGACACAGTTGCGCTACAGTGGAAACAGATGATGGTTAAGAAACTGGGCCTGTATCTATCACGAGATGAGTATCGAGCAGTTACTAAAATTAATCGTAGAGTACATAAGATATGGAATCGCAAGTTTCATAATACCATAGAACTTGAAAATTATAAAACAGGCAACGAACAACCTATTGTTATTATCAGTCCTTTTTATAACTGTGCTAACTACATTGCCAAGTGCATACAGAGTGTGGCCGCGCAGGACTACGATAACTACGTACATATTTTAATTGACGACTGCTCTACAGACAATACCGTAGAAGTAGTAACGGCTACTGTAGAAGCATTGCCCAAGGAAGTACAGGATAGATTTAAAATTGCTGTCAACAAAGAAAATCAGGGTGCTGTAAAAAATCAAATCGATCACATCCGTAGCTTAATGAATAACAACGCTATCATTATGTTGTTAGATGGCGATGACAGTCTTGTCAATGACAATACTATCTTTAGTCAGTACAATGCTATATATGATGGTACTACAGAGTTTACCTATGGATCATGCTGGAGCATGGTTGATAATATTCCCTTAATTAGCCAACCCTACCCAGAACATGTTAAACAAGCTCGAGAGTACAGGAATCATCACTTCAACTGGATCTTACCTTATACACACCTACGCACATTTAGAAAATACCTGCTCAACGACATACCAGACAGCCTTTTCCAAAATGAAGGAGGCGAGTGGTTCAAAGCAGGAGGTGACGGAAGTGTATTCTACGCTCTGATAGAAGCCGCTGATCCCGACAAAGTTAAATGTCTACAAGACATAGTGTATAACTACAATGATAGTAATCCACTCAACGATTATAAAGTTAATGCCGTTGAGCAAAACCAAAACGCACAAATAATTGTAAAGAAAATGAATGCTTCAAAAAAAAAGATACTGATAGGAATCCCTACAGCCCGTAACATAGAGCCTGATACATTCAAGGCTATATATGATTTAGAAGTACCTGAAGGATATGAAACTACGTTTCAGTTCTTCTATGGCTACAACATAGATCAAGTTCGCAACTTGATAGCAGATTGGGTAGTCAATGGATTTGATTACCTATTCAGTGTAGACAGCGACATTGCTTTCTCTAAAGATACACTATCAAAACTTCTAGCACATGACAAGGATGTTGTCAGCGGCCTGTATATACAACGCAAGCCTGGACTGCATATACTTGAGGTCTACGAGCAGACTGATCACGGCGGAGTTACTAATATACCCTACGGTAAAATTAAAGACAGGGGATTGGTTGAAATTGCAGGATGTGGGTTTGGCTGTGTGCTGGTTAAAGCAGAAGTATTCAAAGCCATAGGTTACCCACAGTTTAAGTATTATAGTGCTATTAATCACAAAGACACTGTTTCAGAAGATGTTGACTTCTGTCGTAAAGCTCTAGAAAAGGGTTTTAAGATTTGGGCTGATACAACTATACAATGTCAGCACACAGGCAGTTTTACTTTTAACGTTGATAATAACATTCCTGTTATTGATACGTCTCCTGTGGCCAATATTCAAACAAGACTACGAGAACTAGGTAGCCAACGATTGATACCTAGAAGCCATGTGGATTATCTTGCTGGATTAAAAGCAAGTGGTCTTGAACCTAAAGTAATCTACGACATCGGAGCCTGTGTACTACATTGGACCAACGAAGCCGCCCGCATATGGCCTGAAGCAGAGATTGTAGCCTTTGAAGCAATGGATAGTACAGAATTCTTGTATCAAGAACGGAGAATGAAATACCATATAGGTGTGTTAAGCAACGAAACTGGTAAAGAAGTTGAGTTTTATCAAAACGACATACATCCAGGCGGCAACAGCTACTATAAAGAAAACGAAGTAGTTAACCCAGATACTGTAAATTACTTCAACGATACACATAAGCGCATGTTAAAAACAGTCACAGTTGATGCTGTGTCAAATCTTAAAAGATTCCCTAAACCAGACTTTGTTAAAATGGATGTACAGGGTGCAGAACTTGATGTACTCAAAGGTGCTGTAGAAACCCTAGCAGACGTAAAACACGTTATCCTAGAACTACAGGTTGTAGAGTATAATAAAGGTGCTCCATTAAAAGATGAAGTTATTGCCTATATGGATGAACAAGGTTTTGATTGTCAAGGCATTTTTAGCAACAACGGACCCGATGGAGATTATCACTTTGTGAGACGCTAAATACTGCTATGAGAGCAAGTCAGTTTATCGTTGAAGGTCCACAGGAAAATGCCAATGTTGTAGAAATGTTTAAAAAGTTTCTACCATTAGCCATGGAAGTACTAGAAGTAGACAGTCTTCCTAAGATGCGTTTTGCACCGGACTTAAACACAGGCGATCAACCTAGCTTTGGTATGTATTCTCCAGACGATAATATGCTGGCTGTTGCACTGTCTAATCGACACCCAGTAGATATACTACGAACTGTGGCCCATGAACTAGTTCATTTTAAACAGAACATGAATGGTGAACTTAACCCAGATAGCGGAGCAACTGGTAGTCCCCATGAAAATCAAGCACACGAAATTGCCGGAGTTATTATGCGTCACTTTAACAAACGCTATCCGGAATACCTAAAAAGTAAGCCACTATAAAAAAAGGACCCGAAGGTCCTTTTTTCTTACTTACTATATTATTTTTGGGCTAGGCCCTAATATTATTATTATAAAATTATTTCTTAGCACCTGTGTTAACAAATGCGTACATCTTTTCAGCTGTTTCAAGAACTTTATCAAGTCCTGGAAATTGTGGCATACCGACCGTAGTAACGATCTGGCCAGTTTTTTCGTCTTTAGCAGCACTCATTTCCCAGCCTTGGAATTTAGCGTGGAAATCATCTTGTACTAGACTCTTGGCCATTCCCAAGATATCTGTACGGATTTCGTAGCCGTTCTTGTTAAATTTAACTTCTGGTAATTTTGTTGTTTCAAAATTTGACATATTATTCTCCTTGTGTGTTAATGTCTGTATTGTCTGATTTTTTAGCAGTCTTGGACTTGACTGTTTCTTCCTTTTTAGGGAACAAAACTTTACTGATAGCGTCCGCAGAATGTGCAGACAAATCAATGTAATTCTTAACCATCATTTTAGCAAACGCTGTTTGGGCGTCGATAAATGCATTGCAGGCTTTGTTGAGTGTGTCGTCTTTGTAAACTTGATTAGTTAACTGACGCTTTGATGATTGAAATAAATCAATGTAGAAATCTGGTGTGAACATATTATTCTCCTTGTGTGTATATGTGTAATGTATTTATTATACAGACAACTATAGTGTCTGTAAAGCGATATGGTGATTTAAACCCAGCCGTGAAATTCAGTATCGATGATGGGATGTACTTCCCATCCTTGTTGCTTCCAGCGTAGTAACATTGTTAGAGCTTTTATAAAATTCATTTATTAAACTCCTCTGCCATATACACAAGAATTATTATACCAAATATTATAATTTGAATTGCTACTAATTCCATGGTATCAATAGTAGTGATGAGATGCTTTGCTCTTACGGTATTCCGCAATAGCTTCGGCCCAAGTAATTAGACCTTCGTAAAGTGTGTTGATAAAGTTTTTCATATATTTTTTTCCTTGTGAGAATAGTTAAATTGTTGGATGTAATTTTCCAACTGGGCGGCATCGGTAATGCCTTTGTTACTTAGATAAGAGTCTAAGCGGCTTTGATAACTGCTACCTGGGAACATTTCT